GTTGTATATAGAAGAAAGTGCTTCTTCGTATACAACCTCTACCCTAGGCGATTCCCAACAGACGGTCATTAAACTATCTGTTGAAGATATCCTCTAGAAGGGTATACCCGAACGGCGTCACTACTTGATGACGACCAACACTCGCGTGGTATCACATACCCACGGTCTCGTTGGTTCCCCTAAAGGGGCTGTTAGCGTGTCGGACTGGGAAGTGATTCCCCCAGTGGCGTAGATATACAAAATCATCTACCCGTTTTCTTTAACCCGATATTAACAATAAATTTGCCTGTTCATCCTCCAAGAGGTGTACAGAGCACGCTTAAGAAATGTCCACACTTAAGTGAAAGAGCCTTGACCGATCAGAATATCCCCCGCAGAGAGCGAGGTATTCGTAATCGTGATCGACAGGGTCTGGTTGGCTGCAGCAACGATGCTGACAGAGCCTACGGCGTTGGTCGTACCAGCGTTAACAATATCAATACCGTTCAAACGAGCGGCGGTGCCTCCAAAAGCGACACCCGATACTCCGGTGCCTGTGGCGTTGAAGCCAAGGACACCTGAGTATGGATTGACAAATGTAATGGTGGTAACGGATGTGGTCGTACCTGTAGAGACGAGCGTCGCCTGAATGTTTCCCAATTTGGTATTACCAAATGGAGCCGCATTAGTCGATGCTGCCGAGGTCCACTCTCCGTAAATTGCCGTCCCCACGGCAATATCTCCCAACTGAGGAGTCATGAGCAGAACATCATATTCGATGTAGAGTTCTCCCACAGTTGTAGTGTCTGCTTGGCCTTGAGTGCAAACAAAGAGATTTGCGGTGTCATAGAGCTTGACATCCTGGTTAGCCGCCAAAGCGCCGGCTCTTACGTAATAGGGGGCCTTCTTCATTAGGTCCTCACGTAAGCTGTCGTGACAACAGTTCGACCAGGGAGGGGAACGTACTGAGGAACGGTACGCCATAGCTTGCTGCTTTGAGGTCGGAGCAGCATCACTCGCGTCATAATCGACGCTTAGCAGGACGGTGCCCAGAGCACTCGTCGGGGCTTCTGTCTCGTAACAGATGCGAAGCTTCTCGAATCGGTAAGATTCCCATCTTGGGGCTATAGAGGATAGCCATGGGAAAGTAAGTCCGGGATTGACCGAAAACTGGTTAGCGGTAAAGGCTACCGAACCAGCTACGTCCTGGATATACTCACGATGGCGGACCATAACGTCGCCATTGAGTCTTGCTTCGAAACGGGGCTTGGCCTGTCGTACGACATTGGCTTTTGCTACCGGAGCCTGAACGGACCGGGACATACTCGCATCGCTTTTGGCGACTGGAGCATTGGCCGACCGATTCTTGTTTCTAGGAGCCTTGGGAAGAGCATTCTTTTGCTGCTTCCCGCCTTTCTTGGATTGTTGGTTATTCATGTATTGGATGCCTGTGAACAAAGCAGGGACTATACATTCACATGAAAATACCGCGGCACAGGTGGACTGTTAATCCCACCCCCACGCTAGCATTCCTACCCGTGTAGTCTCTCGGCATTTATCGCGAGGTCTCAGAAGTAAGTAATCTCCAGAACTATTCGGTGAGCGGCTAACTAGGCCGCCGCCGCCTGATCTAACAGCGGCAATAACCGAAGGTTCTGAAGGATTATTTACAACTTCATAATGCGAACTTAGCACGGAAGTATTGAGAATTCTCAAAGGGAGACTTTCACCGTTTTGGGCAGTCTACACATGTGAACCCAATGGACAGTTTTACGACTTATCCGGGTCGGAGCACTAATCCAAAGGCAGAGCAGTGTGGACAGACGCCAAGGGGGCCTCAACCACCGCAGGACAGAGTGCCGTTCACAGACTTGAGGGTGATAGATTTCAGAGCAACCATTGTGTTGAAATCTCTTTTATCAACCCCAAGTCCGTCGAGGAGACGGTACTCAGGCCTACTGTAGTTGTTGACAGCCGGTTCCAGATCAAGAGGTGGAGGCTTAAAAGCCCTCCTCTCTCTAGGACGATCTGAGAACAATGTGTTCTGGGTAAGGGAGTATCTCCTAATCCCAGTACGCGGAAGGGTCTTCTTAGTATACCTTCCCGGATGGCGTAAGATAAAAACAGGTCTATCGAGTGATTCCTTCTGAATTTTCTCGCAGGGTGCACAATGTGACCCAGCGACAGAGAGGATCTCGAAACCAGGTAACGGCAGCTGAGTGGTAATCGGAATATCAGGATATTGTTTAGCCAAATTCTTAGCCAAAACAAGATCAATCCTCTTAATCCTATATTTCCACCCTTCTGGCGGTACAACACCCATTCCTCCGATACTTATCGGTAGGAAGATGTTCCTGGTAAACAGACTTCTAACTGTTTTCTTTCCATGCTGGATGACAACCTCAGCGAGGGTTTCATCGCGTATTGCTTCCTTATTTTGGGTCAGAAATCGACCAAGGAGCACACATTCTTTTCCTGGGAGTGAACCTGAGAGTAAGGTATTCGCATTCGCGATTATCGAACTCTTCACTCCATCATGAGCTTCCGCAGTTTCTTTAACTTCGTCCTTTCCTTGGACTTTATGAACTCCAAAGAAGAGCCCAGTATTAAGAAAGTTAATCTGTTTCGGGAGAGCTCCATCGTACCACTTTACCTTCGGTCTCCTCTTTAGATCGAGGACAATCGAGGTTGAGTTTATGTTAAGGTAGCTATCATGGTGATATGCCTTACCTACAGACATTTTCAAACCGACATCTTGACTGATCTTCACGTGCCTCTCCCAAAGTTCGGGAGGAGCGCAGTAGACCATGTCATCTCCGTTCACAAGAACGAGTCGGAGACGATGATTATTCGAAAGGATAACATTATCCCAGCAGTGTTCGATGGACGTAGTGGCGAGGTACACGCCTAAGTTGGCAAGACAAAGGATTGGGAAGCTTAAGATACTTCCCATTAATTGACCATTTGTCTGCATTCCCCAGTTTTCCCACTGAGTCAAACCATGGCTGTGCTCCGCAGGATCGGAGTCATACCATAGGTTGTGAGGGCCTAGCACACGTAGTGCTAGCCGTCTAGTGGGCTCATCAACAAAATCGAAGAGATACCGGAGAATTCTCGATCCATACTTCCATGATAACCCATCGGTCGCCGCCGAATAATCGACGGAGAACCAATGCATTTCCCGGCTCTGATGAGCGGCACCCCAATACTCAGACAGATCGGTTAAGTCTGTCGGAGATAGAGGTCGTTTAATCAGGCGAAAACATGGAAATTTAGAAAGAGAATCATGCAGGATCTTCTGAAGATTCCTTGCCATGTAATAGGGTAGAGCCTCACCTTTTGAGATTACTCTCACTTTAAAGGGCTCAAGAACTCCTTGAATTTTACACTCAAGGGGACGGGAACAAGACAACTCCTCTCTCGCGAGGTAGTTAAGATGGGACCAGAGATCCATTCCAACAGACCTTCTGTGTTCAACCACGACGTTGCTGACTTCAGCTCGGTCGCCCCAGCAATAATAAGCTCTAGGATAAAGCTTCATTATTACGAGTTCGTCGGTATGGGAAATATTATCAAATCCCTTAAGAACCTGGTTAATCTTACGATAATCAGGACTCGACGGTCGGAGGCCACACAGTTCTCGAAGTGCTCCATGCTGTCCGCCTGCAGATCTAGTCTTCTGAAAGCAAGCAGAACTGCTTGCCGTCAGACCACTTACCGAGGCATTCCTCATTTTCCTGAGGTGATACCCGAGATCTGAGCGGACCCTTTGGAGAACACTCTCAAATGTTGGATCGGAGAAGATTGCAGAAATCGCATACTCATCTCCAGGATCAGGGCTACTAAGAGCCTTAAAATGCTCTTTATAAGTCTTGTGAATAAAATCTTTGCTGGCAGGAAGACTTGCCCTCTTGGCCTGAAGCCAAGAGTACCATAAATGAGTATTCTTATTAGAGTACGCATTGATTCTATTCTTAATCCACTTACGGACGGGGCCGATGGGCCGGAAAGGGCTATCGGGTCCAGGGGGCGGTGCGTTCCTAAGGTACTTCGCGAATGGGAAGGTACAAACATATTTACTACGTTTGAGCCATACCTCTTCGTCATTCGAAGTGTCAAGGTAACAGTGAAGTTGCTCACACAGTGAGTCAACTATACTCTGTTTAGCTTCGTGATGGACCAAAATCTCACGAAAGCCACGCACCAGGGCGTCTGTTCGGTCTTTGATCGAAACCTGCTTACCGAACTTATTAGCAGGTTTGCCAGGAACTTCCTGGCACAGTCGCACACAGGGACTATCGTCTTTCATATAGATGGTCAGTCTCGTAGAAAGTACAATTGTGTACGCTTTACTCGAGTATTTCGCGTCTAAAACGCG